TTCCTTGATAAATGCAAAAATGGGTTTGGCATAATCATTCCGTGCTCTTTGCAATAAAGATGGTAAAAAAGGTTCTGCTGGATGCGCAATGTGTTCGAGTGTGGCATTAAATGCTTTCCAATTGGGGTCCAATTTAGGAGGTCCCCAAGCATTTTTCATACCGAAAAGCTCTTCAGCATCCTTCGCCAACACAGATGGTACAACTTTACTCTTTGACTTGGCACGCAGACGCGTTGAACCATAAATGTCAATTTCTGCGTCTTTCAATTCATGGACAAACTTTGCATTGGGATGAATATCCTCAGTGGTGATCACTGTTTTCCCATACTGTGTTTCAGGCAAATCAGTAGCACTAGCCATGCCACGTATGCCTGGTAACAACATTAGTTTTTTCCTCAAATCATCAGCCATGGACTGTGTAACTGTCATCATCACACCGTGTTTTTTACTAGGATTTCCACCTATATGGAAACCTGCGATGACGGGATTTTTCTCCTCTGTCACCAACATGGACATGCACGCACCAGTACATGCCTTACTAGTAGTATAACAACCACCTTCCATGGACAAGTATTTGTGTCCATATTTTCCATGCTCAACTGTCAAACGTTCATGAGTCAAATGTACATCCTTGTCACGTACCATCATTGTGCACACTGATCTTCCAGTAGGAACAGATAGGGGTAAGAATTTCTTCACATTGTTCGTAATGTCAGGACAACGCTCAACAAAACATTCCACCATATCAAGTCCTTTTAAAAAGACAGTGTTTTGGTCCATCTCAGCAATGAATTTGAACTTACTTGTTTTCTTATCTTTCCCGCGAAACACTTCACCATTCACAAAAGCACAAGGCTCTTCCTTCATGTTTGAATTTGGATAAAAAATGTGCAATGGAAACCAAACATAACCCTTTTCTGGGTAAATGATATTACACGCTGTTTTGGTTCCATCTGGGCGAGTGAATTCACACCATCCTTGATTTTTCTCTCCTGTTTTCAACACATGTTCAGGTATAGCACCTGTAACCGATGATTCTGTTTTCCAACCAATCTGGTTCATCATGTAACCAAACCATCCTGGTTGCTTTTCGATATC